TATGGATTATCTGGAGAAAGCAAAAGGTGGGAATCAGGTCAATGTGATTATTGAGGGAGTTAAACCGAGAAGCGGAGTGACTATTGATGGAAAAGCTGAGACAGATGCTGACAAGGCATGAGGGAAAGAAAAACACACCGTATGAGGACACTAATGGCCAATTGCATATAGGAATTGGTAGGAACCTAGCCTCAATGGGGATCTCAGATGAGGAGTGCATGGTACTTCTTGATAATGATCTGGTCAGATGTATGAAGGAGTGTGCATCTGCCTTTCCGTTTTTCTCCACCTTAGATCAAACAAGGCAAGACGTTCTAGTCATGCTTTGCTTCTCTATGGGCCTCACTAGATTGCGTGGTTTTAAGCTCATGTTAGCAGCTCTTGAGTCTGGAGATACCAATACGGCTGCAAAAGAGATGGTTGATTCTCGTTGGGCAACTCAGGTAGGTCAAAACAGATCTAGTGAGTTGTATTCGATGATGGCAACAGGAAATTATCCTGATGAATGAAAAAGAGACATTGCAACTGTGTCCAATTTCTTTAGCAGAGGCTAATCAATTTGTTATGGAAGTTCATCGTCACTTTGGGCCAGTTGTCGGGCATAAATACTCAATGGCTGTCACTCATGGACTGAAAATTTGTGGTGTTTGTATTGTTGGGAGGCCAGTTGCTAGGAATCTCGACGATGGATGGACTTTAGAGGTCAATCGCTGTTGCACAGATGGGACAAAAAATGCTTGTAGCAAACTCTATGGTGCAGCTTGGAGAGCAGCTAAGGCATTAGGTTATAAGAAACTTATCACTTACACAGGAAAAGAGGAGTCTGGAACAACTCTTATAGCATCTGGTTGGAGGCTAGTTGGTGAAGCTGGTGGTGGTAACTGGAATAAAAAATCAAGACCTAGAGTAGATACCGAAAAGCAACAAATTAAATTGCGTTGGGAGGCTGCTTAACTCAATGAATGAGATAGCTACTGGCCCAGTAAGTGCTGTTCCATTGGTGACAACCCATGTGGATCGAACAAGGGAGTTGGTAGAGGTTGAAAAACCTGTCACCAAGGTAGTGGAGAAAGTAAAGGTAATAGACACCTATGATTTTAGAGGAGTGATTTCAACTAGAACCAATGAGCACACAGTCAGTTGGTTGGTTTGAGTGGCTGCTTATTACAACGAACACGATCACTTTGCAGCCAATTGGCTCAGAGGGTTAATACACAAAGGACTGATTGCAGATGGAGAAGTGGATGAGCGATCCATTGTTGATGTTAAGGCTGAGGATTTAAAAGGTTTCACTCAATGTCATTTTTTCGCAGGAATAGGTGGATGGTCTTATGCAGCTAGATTGGCTCGATGGGCTGACAGCAGACCAATGTGGACAGGATCACCACCATGCCAACCTTTCTCAACGGCAGGACAGCAAAAAGGAGAAGAGGACGAAAGGCACCTATGGCCTGTCTGGTTCGATCTCATCCGACAGCTTAGACCTTCAATCATTTTTGGAGAACAGGTTAGCGCAGCAGTTAATCAAGGATGGCTCGATCAAGTCCAAAGTGATTTGGAATCCAGTGACTACGCAGCAGGGGCGATCATTATTCCAGCTTCAGCAGTCGGAGCCCTCCACAAGAGATCAAGATTGTGGTTCGTGGCCAACTCCAATTTTCAGCGATGGAAGAGGATCAGCAGGGAAAGGCAAGAAGGAGTTACCCAACATAGCGAAAATGGCAGATTGGGGAACTCCAGTGGCAAAGCCAGCCAATGGGAGTCCAGAGAACTATCTCAACAGAAAGAAAAAATTTGCAGCAAGAGGTCAGAAAATGGGGATTTCCTTAACGGACATACAGATGCAAGCAAAATCTGTTCTGTGGCCAACAGTGACGGCTCAGGACAACATCCAAATGGTTGGTCAATACAACAAAAAGACAGGCACAACCCTTGGGGGAGCTGTCAGACAGTGCGATGTAAAGACGGAAAAACAAGGGTCATCCCTGTTGAACCCTCTCTTTTCCCTCTGGCTGATGGGATACCCAACCGAGTGGGGATCTTGCGTTGTGCAGGGAACGCAATTGTCCCTCAAGTCGCAGCACAGATCATAAAAGTTATGAGGTGAATTATGGCAACAACTAAGAATGTGAAGAAACTTGCAAGTGGCAGATTGAAATATAGAGGTCAGCTTTTCTCAGGATACAACGAGCCAAAAAACCAACGGAGATCTAACACTCAACAAGCAGTTTTGGCCAAGAAAGGATCTGAGGTGAAGCTAGTCAGATTTACAAATGCTAGAAAAGGTGAAGAAGCCAGAATCAGAGCAAGACGTAACTGCTCAAAAGCAACTGACAGATTTACAGCCAAGTATTGGCACTGTCGCGATTATTAACGGAGAAAACAAATGCCAGGAAAGAAAAAGAAAGTACGCAGACCAAAGCCATATTAGTAAATGAAAGTTGGTATATACGATGTAGATAGCAAGATCCCTAACTTGGCCTTGATGAAGCTGTCTGCTCATCACAAAGAGCAGGGACATAAGGTGGAGACTTACTCACCTTTGTTTAAAAATGAGTATGACAAGATCTATGCTTCCAAGATTTTCAATTTTTCAGATCCATCAATGCTTGATGATGAAAGAATGGAGATCGGAGGCACTGGTTACGATATTAAAAAGAATCTACCGGATCACATCGAAAACCTAGTTCCAGATTATTCCTTGTATAACTTTCCTCACTCTATCGGCTTTACGCAGAGAGGCTGTCGATTACGTTGTGATTTTTGTGTTGTGCCAGAAAAAGAAGGGAAAGTGAAAGGTGTTAAGACTATTGATGAAATCTGGACACAAAGAGACAGCAATTTTGTGATTTTGCTGGACAACGATTTTTTCGGAAACCCTGAGTGGCGAGAAAGGATAGAAGAGATCAAGGAATACAAGCTCAGAGTCAGTTTTAATCAGGGTTTGAACATACGAAACTTGAAAGAGGAGCAAGCACAAGCATTGGCCAGTGTGCATTTTACTAACAGCAAAGGCACTTTTAGACAGGTGCATTTCGCTTGGGATGATGCAAGGCATGAAAAGCTCATACATAAAGGGATAAAAACGTGCATGGAAGCAGGAATCAAACCCTATCAGATGGCTTTCTATGTGCTTATTGGCTACAACAGCACACCAGAAGAGGATTACCACAGAGTCCAAATATTAAAAGACTATGGTTGTGATCCTTATGTAATGGTCTACAACAAGAAAGACTCTTATCAAGTCCGTTTTCAGAGGTATGTCAACAACCGAGCTATTTTTAACTCTGTGGATTGGCAAGATTACAACAGTTCAATAAAGAACAAGTACAAGGAAACTGGCGATCCAAATCAGTTGGAGATCGCATGGATCTGAGATTAAGTCTTTTAGATTGGCAGCAGGAAGTCTGGAATCATCCTGCCAGATTTAAAGTGGTCGCTGCAGGACGCAGAACAGGAAAGTCTCGTTTGGCTGCTTGTATGCTTCTGTTTAAAGGGATCGAGCAAAAGTGTCAGGTCTTTTATGTGGCACCGACTCAAGCTCAAGCCAGAGACATTATGTGGAATTTGTTACTGGAACTCGGCCATGAGGTAATTGCTTCCAGCCATATCAACAATATGCAGATCACTCTCAACAACGGCTCAATCATATCCCTTAAATCAGCAGACAGATCCGAAAATATGCGAGGTGCATCACTAGCCTTTGTGGTTTTAGATGAGTATGCAGATATGAAGTCTGAAACTTGGGAGCTAGTGCTTAGACCAGCACTAACTGATTTAAAAGGTGAGTGCTTAATGATTGGAACTCCAATCGGCAGAAACCATTTTTATGATCTTTATAGTCAATCATTGCAAGAAGAATTTAAAGAGTGGCAGGGTTTCCATTACACATCCTATGATAACAACTTACTGGACAAGGAGGAGATAGATGCAGCCAAAAAGGGGATGTCGAGTTTTGCGTTCCGTCAGGAATTCATGGCTTCGTTTGAAGCGAAAGGGTCTGAAGTTTTTAAGGAAGAGTGGGTTAGTTTCTCAGAAGAAGAACCCAATGGGGATTACTTCATCAGCATTGACTTGGCTGGATTCGCAGAGCCAGG